TGGTTGTGCGGATGCCTGCAGCGGTGGTTGCACCCTTTCCACCATTAGCAATGGGTAGCGGCGTACCAGAATAAGTAACCGCTAACGTGCCTGACGTTGTAATAGGCGAGCCAGCAACCGAAAGAAACGCAGGTACGGACATGGCAACTGAGGAAACGCTCCCTCCACCTCCACCACCTCCTGCGGCGTTCTTAACTGACAGTAACTGAAAGCTCGTGCCGTCATACATGACCGAAGCAATGGCTCCAACCACAATGGCATTTGCAGACAATGTGCTGCCATCAGGATAGATGATGTTCTTAGCACCCTGGCCGTTGACGTTTAAGGTGCAAGGCCCAGTGTTTGCAGTTGTTGCCTGAAACTGAATAGCAAGACCTGCCTGATAGGTCGTGGATAAGCCTGATAATGACACCACATAGGCGTCAGTAGTGCCTGAATCGAGTGCGTAGTTGCTATAGGTTGATGCGTCGTTTAGCGCCGTTGCAACCGTCGAAAAGTCAGCGTCAAGGTTAGCAAGCGGTATGGATGTTGTTGCCGTGGCAAATGTATTCGGGATTGTTACTGGCTTTGCCATCAGAACCTCGCTCTTAGTTCATGTTCAAGCTGGAAGCCATTGAAAGTAAAGGCCGGTGCCGTTGATGTTACCGTCATGCCAAGGTATTTGCCATACATCTGCGCATCGTACTTAAGCAGCTTGTACCCTTCGGTCAACTGGTAACCAGACGAAATCCATTGCAGGGTGCTTCCAGCATTGTTTGTCCATGCAATGTTGTTGAATGATACGTTTTGCCATGCCACCGCATTGCCTAACGACACTGACGTTGAACTTCTCGACTCGCTGTCAATCGAAATATTCAATGAACCAGCAACTGTGACCGGAAATGTCGCTTCAACACCTAATTTAAGCGCTTGCTTGTCACGAATTGGGTCTTTTAAGTCCCATAACGCTGTAATCACTTCCGTCGCAATATTGGAAGTTTGATCTTCATACATTCTGAAGAACGCACCGCCTGATTCAACGCCATAAGAGTTGATCAAACCATTGACCGGCGACGAATTGATGTGCGTTAGGTTGCCTTGATAGCTAATAAACCACTTGCGGTCAAAGAAAACCAGTTGAACACGACGATAAGTGCCATTGTCGTTGTATCTGACATTCCATGCAGATACCAGAATGTTGTAAATCAGCGTCTGGCAACCCGTTACCGATGCACTAAAGTCAATATTCGGGAAGATGCCATCAAGCGCATCACTAATCTTGGTCGTTGTAGCGCCTACTAGCGCGTAAACACCATACCGATTGATGAATAAGATGCTTCTAAAGTAGGCAAAGACGCCTAAAAACAGTTCTGTACCAATAGAAGCGCTGATATTTGTGTTGGTAAAAAGCGTTTCACCGAGCGTATTGACGCGAACATCAGAAAAGACGTTGATCGACGATTCGCCAAAAATGTACAAAAAGTTGTTGGCAGCAATGATTTGCGTAATGTCACCGTACAGGGTTCCATCAACCAACGTAATGTTGCCAGCAGAGATGCTTGTGAAGTCGTTATAGCTGTCTGCCGCTGTGTAGTAGATGGTTCTGCCGTCCGCAATCCATACGCGACCAGAAAAAGACTGTATGCAAGTGCCAGGCTGGTTAATTGCTGTTGCCGTAGCTGATGCAGCACCACTAGAAAACGTAATTGTCGGTGCGGATGTATAACCCGTACCTGGCTCCGTAATCGTAATGGCAGTGACAATACCACCACTTATTGTTGCAGTGGCCGTTGCTTGTACACCTCCAACTTCATTGGGAGCGCTAATGGTTACAGTTGGCGCTGCTGAGTATCCAGACCCACCTGATGTGATCGTAATGGTGCCGACCGAACCGACCCGAACGAGATTCGTCCCGTCGAACGTAGCGTATCCATAAGTTGTGTCAATGATGAGGACTCGCTCATTTTTCCATTGACTGATCTGAGTACGGGTTCCGCTGAACGTACCTGAACTAGCCAGGGTGATCGGTGCGGTAGGGGTTTCCAAGCTGACATACTGCGCACCTCCATTGGTGAAGAACGCAAACATGTAGGCGACGCCATTGATATTGGCTGGTGCCATGTAATGCACCGTGCCGCCCCAACTGAAATTCGTACTGCTGTAAGTAACGCGCTTTTCTTTGGGTATCACCTTCAGGTTTGAGTACCCGATAGGCATCACATTCTCTATCCAGGCAAATTCATTTTCCTGAATAGCCGTGCGATTGGCTTTGGTGTTAAGCCCTTTGAAATCCTTGGTAACGTGGTAGGACTTCTTTTGCTCAACTGCGGCCATGATTATTGAACCGAGTAAGGCGTTGGTAAGCGACGCGTGAAGCTAGAGTTAATCGCTGCCAGTAACTGCTTCTTGTACTCGGCATTGAATATTTCTGCTTCACCGTAAGATTGCTCTTTGTATTTGGCTTTGTAAGCCGCGTAGAAAGCTACAGGAGAGGTGTAAGGCTCTAAGATCACCTCAGTCTGCGAGTCAGACGTTAGCGGCGATGGCAACAAGATCGTATCAACCTCGATGACATAGACTTGATCAGGTACTGGGCCAAAATAAACTTGATTTTGACCATATCTTGTAAAAGCTATGGGCCTGCCTGTGTAGTTCTGCCAGAACCGCAATTCTGCATTGAACTGCGTCCATGACATGTATCGCAAAGGTATGCGCGTGTTACCCCAATACAGATTGATGTTCAATACATCAAGAATCTGCTCTGCCCATGAAGGCAATGTAAGGGTCGATATGTTAAAAACTTCAACCGAGGTGGTTGTAGCTCCAGTCAGGATATTGCGAAGGCAACCAGTGTCACGCACGACACGATGCCGAGCACCATTGATGTAATCGGTTAGCTCGGTGTCAGTCCAGAAGTTGCCAGCAGCATCATGCAGCAGTCTTCTAACTTCTGCGATATACCCTGAGTAGGTTGCCATTTATGCCTCATCGCTTGTCTGGGGCTGGACTTTGACCCCAGCTCGCCCACGCGGAGCGGGAGGGGCTACTCGTTCCACCAACACGGCTGATTGTTGGTCGGGTTTTACTGGGGCGTCCGTAAAGGTGAACTCAGCAAGGCGAGCCATCGCTTTATCGTGGTCGGTGTTCATCTTCAACCAACCTAAACGCACCAAGTATTGATATTTATTGTCGTCGCCATACCCAAAGATATGTCGCGCAACATGAGGTTCGATTTGTACGCTTTTATTTGGCGGAAACTCAAACCACTGATCGACGTACTTGGCGACCAGTGGCTGAGAACCTTTGTTTGTTACAAAGATCATGCTTCTAAAATGTCCCCATAAACATATACATCCGCTGTTGCTGCAGCACCTTGAGCGGTGGTGAGCGATAAGTATAAGTTGGGAATGCTTGATTTCACTGTAGTGCTTGCACTGCTTGTCGTACTAAGCGTGAGATCAAGAAAGAGCGCTGACGTTGTAAGCGAGGAGTAAGCCTGGGCCGCTGCAACAACCGCTGTACCACCTTTGCTAGCAGCGGTATAAACGCCGCCAGCAGCCGTGGTCAAAGAGATTGAAGCATTCGTCACCACGATGCGCCGAAGAATGAACTTCGACGGATTGCTAAACATGGTGATTTTCTGATCGTCGGTGGAATTCATGTTCGCGCCGATCAATTTCCCAAGCAGGATGCCTCCAAACTGCTGCGGCAATAGGCTACCGACTTTGTTTGCATCCATGCTTTACTCCAATTACGAGTTGTAGGTGCCAGAAGCAGCCTGACCGCCATTAACGGTCAAGAACAGTGCTGTGACAGTGCCAGAGGTCGAAACGATTTTAACGTTCTGACCATCAGAAACCATCATGCCACCTGTATTTGCTGCAATTACATCAGCCCATGCAGAGCCGTTATAAGCCTGATACTTACAGTTTGCGACGGGATAGATGACGTACAGACCTGCTGGCAACGTGTAGTCTGTGCCTGCCGTTACCGATTGGGTAACGTAGTCAAAGTACGCGCCATCAGCATCGCTGTTTAAGCCACTAACGATGATTTTATTAAGTGCCAATGCCATGATCGACTCCTTACAGCGTGAGTGAGTTAAGGCCGGTCACTTTGGTCATGCTCTTAGGCTTGGTGCTCACCATTTCAGCAATGGTCAACACTGCGCCAACATAACCAATCTGCCAGTTAGGCAGCGTGGACTCAAAGCCGGTAAACGCAAACTCAGCCTGATCGTGAATGTACATGCTGAGGTAGTTCGAGTTCAGCAAGTACAAAGTGCCTTCTGGGCAATAGGGATCAGGATAAATCGGCACACCTGCAACCATGAGCGCACGGAAACCAGACGTTGGGCCTTCTTCACCGCTAGCAAAGTTGCTGCCAGGGGTGATCATGTAGGTTTCTTGGCCTACAAAGTCTTGCGCCAACAATGTCCAAGTACCAAAGCCGCAAACGCCAAAGGAAGGAACCTCAGCACCGTTTTTCACCGTTCCAGAGATGTACTGGAGGATGTTTTGACGGGTTGGGTTAACACTACCTGCGGCATACTCTTTTGAACCCCACCATGCGTAAGTCGAACGGCTAAGACCACCATAGGTTCCTGCCGAATCAACTGCAATGGGCAATCCAGTGAATTGCTGGCTATTGCTGGTGTTGTTGTACAGCGCTGTTGCCATTGCATCCATCATGACGTTGGTCGCATCGTTC